GCAATGGCTTCCTGCGCCACCACCATGCCATTGGCGTCACCGGCATCGTGGGCTTCGCGATAGGCGACCTTGGCCTGTTCCAGCATCGACTGAAGACGCCCGCGATGCTCGCCCATCAGGACTTTCTCACCCTGATGGATGAAGTCCTTCATGGCGTTGTTTTCTTGCATCAGCCGTCTGGCAAGGTTGACGGCTTCCTGATTTTCGCGAGCGATCTCGTCGGCGCGGCGACGCTCCGCATGGATGCGGGCGGTCATCTGGGTGATACGCTTCTGGGCACCCTTGGCGTAGCCGCGAACCTCGTCCTCACCGGGAATGTCCGGTTCACCGTCGCGACTGTCGTCGGCTACCCACTTACCCTTGTCTTCCTCCGGTGCATCGTCGCCAATCTCGACTTCGATATCCGGACCTCTGTCCCTGCCCGGTTTGTCCGGGCGAACCAGTTCAGTCGGTTCCGGTGGCGTCCACTTCTCATCGTCTTCTTCGAAGTCGCCCTCTTCGATGAAGTCGTTATCCGTCAATGAGTTCTTCGGCATCACCATGCCCTTTCAACCTTGCGCGGATCATCCACGACCGCTTCCACGGTATCGTCGTTGATGAGCCGGAATTCCTGATCCTCGACTTTCAGTCGGGTGCCGGAATAGGAACGGAAGATCACCCAGTCGCCAATCTTGCACCACGGGCCGTTGGGGAACTTCTTCTCGTCCTGATAGGCATCCTCTCCCATGGAGACGACATAGCCGAAGATCGATGCGACCTCTTCCATTCTGCGCAGTTCATCCGGTCGTATGATGCCGCCTGCGGTTTTCTCCTCGACAGAAGGGATCGCGACGAGGAGTTTGTATCCTTTCGGGTCCGGAATGACCGAACCTTCAACATCCTTGATTTGCGTGGAGTACACGGTTCACCTCAAAAGAAACCCCGCGCCGGTCTTTCGGAACCGGGCGGGGCGAAGAAGGAGAAACTTAAGGCACCGGGCTAAGGTGCCACTCTAAAATACGGCACCCCTTGTCAGAGCGTCAACCTCACTGGTCCTCATCGTCCTCTGAGAATGCTTTCCTGACGATCTCCTTGACGATCATGAAGGTTCCCAGCATGGCGATCTGCTCCCGGTAGGTGGTGTAATCGGGGCAACTTCCATTGAGGATGTTGTGTTCGACCGTCGCCATCTCACGGTCGATCATGGCAAGTATCCGCTCCAGCATCATTTGCCGTTCGCCTTCGGTCTGGCCGCTGCCTTCATCCGGGCCTGCCGCTCCTGACTTTCGCGGTCAAGCTGCCGCTGATGATCCTCGCGGTCGCGCTCCTCCATTTTGTCGGCATGCTCCTGCCCCATCCTCTGCGCTTCCTGCACCGTGGTCGCGATGCTTTCGGAGATTTCCTTGCCAAGCCTGATGCCCTCTTGGCGCTCCTTGCTTTCCAAGTCCTGACCGAAGGTGACAAGGCTGGCCCCGACTTCCATACCTTTCATGCGCTCTTGGCTTTGCAGCTTGGCGTAGTCGAGTTGCTCTTCCTTGGCTTCCTTGGCGGCATCGACCACCATATCCACCGCGTCCTTCTTCTCCTTGTGTTCCTGCGCCTTCTCCTTGACCGCGACTTCCCTCTCGCGCAACTGGAACACAGGATCGGCAGCAATCTGTTCCGCCTGCTTCTGCTTTGCCTGCTGCTCGTGAAGTTCGCGCAGCCGCACCGAAGCGTCCGCCAAGGCTCGCGAAAGCATGCCCTCCACTTCGGGCGGCTGCTGTTCCCCCAGCGGGGGAAGCTGAACGCCCATGATCTGCTGTATCTCACCGTGGTACTGGTGAGCCAGATGTTCGGACAGATGGGCTTCCATTGCACCTTGCATTTTTGCCGCAGAGGGTGACGCCTTCAGCATTTCCAGTATCTTGGGATCGGTGAGGAGGCTGAGATGGACCTGAATATGCGCGGTGTGATCCTGATCAGGGAACACCTTGGTCGGCTGACTGGTCAGCATCGCCATATTTTCCTGCACCGGGTCCATGCGTGGCGGCGGCGTATCCATGGGCAGAATGCGCTCATCGTTCTTGACGCCTATGGCCTGCAATCCCGCCCGATGAAGTTCCTTCATGTTGTAAAGTTCAGGGTTCATTGCCGCCAGTTGCTGGACAGCCTGCGCCTGCATGATGCGGTGCGCCTGCGTTGAGGCATTGGGATCGGATACCGGGACAACATCCACGGTCTTGCCGTCGAAATCCTGACGCCGGTTGAAGGCACCGCTCTCATCCCACGCATACTTTTCGTCCATGTAGTCAAAGATCGACTTGGCGATGAGGCCGAATTCTCTACGTAGGGAAGCATGAAGACGGGCATGCACGGCAGTCATCACCTTCATCGACCGTTCAAGAAGCGCCAATGTGGTGCCGACAGGGGCGCTCATGGTCTGCGCGGTGATCTCGGTGTCGGCAATCGAACCCACCCGCCTGCCTTCCTCGACAAGCATTTGCAGGAGATTGGCCAGCACCGCTGACGGTTCCTTGTACGGCATCGGGAACAGGTTCTGTTGAATGGTCCCGGCAGGGACATCCACGTCCCGCCACTCACCGGGGGCGATAGGGGTGTCGTCGCCCTTGGTTCGTAAGCCCCTTGTCTTCAACCCACCGGGGAGGTTGGACAAGGTTCCGGCGTCAATCAATTGCCTCAAGATGGACGTGGATGCCTTGGCGATTGACCCAAGCAAATGGATCAACCCGATGCCGTAGAAACCCAGTGCAGGCATGTACTGGTAGTGAACGAAATACTGTTCGGCCACGCGCTGGTCGTCCATTTCGTTCCAGTTGCGGTAGACCGACAGAACCTTCCGGCTCTGTTTTTCAATTGTGATGATGTACGGGTCGGCAATCTCGTCCGGATCGGCAAGCACGCCGGGGAGATTGTAATAAGCATGGATTTCCCACAGTACATGGCGGTTATCCACCTGTGTCGCTGGTTCGATGCCGGTGATCTCGTTTTCTTTTTCCTTGCCCTCCGGCGGCGTTTCGACCGCTGGCTTCTCCAGCTTGACCTTCCGGTAGAAGCCTGCCCGCATCAGCTTCTTCACCTGATTGGGTGATCTGTGCATGACATGCGTGTAGCGTTCGGAATTCTCCAGATCGGAGCATCCGTAATCCACGATGAAGTCCTCTGCCGGAACCATGCAGGCGGAAGGCCGCTTCTTCAGCGGGTCGTAGTAGACCTTCTTGAACACCGAGCCTGCGAGAGGGAGACGAAACAGCAGTTGCTCCGTCTCGTTCCGATATTCCTTCATGTTCTCCGTTAGCTGGTAGTTCATCTCCTCCTTGACCCGCTTGGAGGTGGCGATCTTCTCCGGGCTTTCGTCGCCGTAGATTTTGGTCAGCACCGGCCCGTTGGCCGGGAAGATTTCGGTGATGGCGTTCGACTGGAACCTGACGACCGCTTCCGTCATCACCGGATGATAGACGCCACTTGATCCCTTGAAGGGTTCGTTGCGGTCCTCGCCCTTGAAGCCGAGATAGTCGAGGCCGGAGGTATAGGTGTCGATCCAGTCGGCGCGGCTCATGTCGTCCGCCTCAACCAGTTCGAACAGATCGGAAGCGATGGTTTCGAGGTCTTCCTCCTCAAGGAAGTCAGCCAGATTGGCGCGATGCTCCGAACCCTGACCGGGCTGCGGCTCCTCCATCGGCATGTCCTGCGGACGATCCGCCACGTTGTCCGGCACCACATCGACATCAATCGGCGGTGCCGCCCCGTTCATCAGCGGCATCTCGTCATGCAAGGGGATCATGGCAGGGGCGATGGCCATTGTGTTATATCCTCATCTGAGGTGGGCTGGTTGGTTGCAGCCTGCGTGTCACTGGCTCATGACCTTGGAGACACGTCGATTAACCGGAGGGCGGACGCGCCCCAAATTGCCGCTGCAACCACCTCTAGTAATACTCCAGCTTTCTCACGTAGGTTTTTTTGAAGTCCTCATCGTCATCATTCATGGTGCCGATCCAGCCACCGAGACGGAACCGCTGCATCGCCATGGTGACGGTATCGACGTAATCGTCATGCTCTCCGGCGGGGAAGGCGGCACATTCCTCAATCACCTCCTGCGCCCACGACTTCATCTTTGGCGCATAGACCATTTCGGATGCGAAAATATCGGTGACCGAGTTGACGCGGCTGATCTTGTCGTTGGGATTGCCGGTGCCGCCCCTACCCACCACCACGTCCTGTATCGGGATGTTCATCATCCGCATCTCGTAGATCAGCGGATGTCCCGCTCCCCGCGCTTCGATCAGGCAGATGTCCGGCTCCCACTCCTCGTAGTGCTGCTTCGCTCTCCGCTTCAGTTCCGGAAACTCCCACTTGCCCCGGATCGCATCCAGCAGGATCAGCTTGCTCTTCCCGTCGTCTTCTTCGTCTGAGAAAACGCCCCAAGTAGTACAGGCTGAATAGTCGGCTCTGGTCGTGTTTGAGAAGGCGGTGTCCCAAGATTGGATAATGGTGTCGCATTTCGGTGGCTTCGGCTTGTCCCAGTTCTGCCAGTAGTCGCGCTTGATCAGCGCCCCCTCTTCCGAGATCGGGTTCTGCTGGTACTGGGCGTTCCATTTGGACAGCGGGATCGACGCCTTGGTGCGGAGCAGTTCCTCCAGCGACCAGTATTCCGGCCAGATCGGTTTGCCGGAAGGCAGGATGGCGGGTAGCTGGACGATCTCCCACTGATCGGAGTGCTCGTCGGCCATCTGTTTCTTCAGAAGCTGTCCTGTAAGATCGCGGAGCGACCACCGTGTCATGACCACGATGATCGCTCCACCCGGCTGAAGGCGTTGGCGGGGGCCACCTTCATACCAAGACATCACCCTGTCGTAGACTTCAGGGTTGCTCTCACCGATTACGGCATCCTGCTCCGACAGCGGATCGTCTATGATAAAAAGGTCTGAGCCCTTACCGGCTACTGCACCCCCAGTTCCGATTGCAAAGTATTCGCCACCCTTGTTGGTGGACCAGCGGCCAGCCGCCTTGTTGTCCGGTGACAGGCTGACACTGGGAAATAATGCCTGAAAATCATCCCTATCGATGAGTGCCCTCACCTTTCTGCCGAAGCCGACCGCCAACTCTGCCGTGTGGGACGACTGGATGACCCTCTTGTTGGGGAAGCGGCCAAGGAAGAAGGCCGGTAGGTAGACGGAAGCGAACTCGCTCTTGGTGTGCCGGGGCGGCATGTTGATGATGATCCGCTTCTTGCGACCGGCGATCACGTCATCGAACAGTTCAGAGATAATGCGGTGGTGTGACCCCTCAACGAAGTCAGGCCACATGGTTTTGACGAACGGCAGGAAATGGGTCCGCGCATTCAGCTTGGCGCGGGTGCGGGTCAGTTCGTCCAGTAAGTCGAGGACTTCCTTCTGCTTGTCGAGCGGAAGCCCGCTGACCCGAAGCAGCAACTCGTCATAGTTCATGAAATGAAAAGGGCCGCATGAGCGGCCCTTCCATAGGGACGTAGGGGTTTATGGTACGCCTACAGGGTACAGCCCCTTGACGGGGATGGGAAGTGCTAGACGTTCTCGACGTTGGCGTCCTCTTTTTCGATGACCTCCTTGGTCATCGGTTCGCCTTGGCTCACCTCGTCACCGGCACCGACATTCTGCTGCGGCTCGCGCTTGTCGATGAAGACATAGCCGGTGTTGGTGGGAATTTCCTCGTCGGTAAAACCAGCCTGTCTGTACTGGCGTTCGGCATTGCGCCGCTTCTGGAGTGCCGCAACATCCTCCTCGCCGTCATAGGTGCGGGAAATCTGAGCGCCTACATCGTAATATTCGGCATCTGCCGCTTCACGGGCTTCGTTCTCAGCCTGCATCTGTTCATCGACACTGCCGGGTCCGGCTCTGGTCGTGGCCATTTACTTTCCTTTCTTTCCAGACTTCCCTTCGGAAGCCTTATCAACTGCGGAGACGCCCTCGGCATCGGCATCCTTCGGCTCGCCCTGATTGCCCTTACCCGGCTTGTCTTCGGGAGGGCCGCGACCCTCTTCCTCGCCGCCCTCGCCCTTCAGTGCGGCGGCGACCTTTGTCCATAAATCGGCATCGGTCAGCATGTTGCGGCTGTTGACTGTCGGGTTGGCGCTGGCATTGACGAAAAGCTGCGCGACACGCTTGCCAATCTCTTCATTCTGCGGGTTGGCCATTGGTTGGTTCCTCTTCGTTTTCAGGCAGGAAGGTGAAGGTCTTCTGGTCCGTCTGATAGCTGCCCTGCTGCACCCAGACCGGGAATGACCCTGCGACTTCGGCAGTCGATGGCTTGACGGTCGTCCTTAACTGGTCGCTGCTGATGAAGGTCGTTGGTTCAATACCGCCGTTGAAATAGATAATGCTCGTCTCGGTGAATTTGTTGCCATTGACGTTCATTTCCACATCGGCAGAACCAATTCTGGCGCTCGACGGATTGATACTATTAAGCACCGGCTCCTCGCCCGGTTCCGGGTCGGGCGGCAGCGGTGGCTGCGGCGTGTAACCGGGGGGCCATGGCAGGCCATTCTGGAGATAGACGCGGCGCTGGTTGTTGGCCTTGATGATGTTGGCGACATTGGCCTCGCCATCAAAGGTCTGGGTGGTTTCGCCAAAGCGCGGGTCACCCGGCGTTATCGGCGGCATGCTCTCGTTCTCTGCCATTCTCGTCCTCCATGAGGGTGAAAGGAAGCACGGCGGTCACATGGTCGCCGGTCTTGACCTTGACTTCGATGGTCACCGGCTCGCCATGCCACCATGCCGGATCGAAGGGTGCCGACAGCAAGTCCTGACCCAGCATGCCGCTGGCCTGCGGTTCGCCATCGAACAGCACTTGGCTCTGCATGGTGAAGCCCATGCCCCTGACGCCGAGCACGAATGCGCCATCGGTGGTCTTGGCGGTATTCGGTTCCAGCTTGAGCAGTTCCGGTGAAGACAGGGTGGCTGTCATGGCTCCTCCTATTGCAGCTTCGGCATATCGACCCCGGTACTGACACCGATCAGGTCGAGCAGCAACAGCACGACGACAATCGCCACCACAACGATAAGGACGATCTTGACGATCCGTTGCGGCGGTTCAGGGATGAGATTGTCCACAACGTAGACGGCCACGTAATAAAGAATGCCGATGACCAGCAGCCAGACAATCAGGCTGACGAGAGCGCCAATCATGATGCTTTCTCCTCATAGATTGCTGCCCTGACGGCGGCATCCTTGGCTTCCAGCAGCTTACGAAGAGCAACGGTGCGTTCCGGATTGCGCGGCAGGGTTTCCATGATCGTTGCAGCCAGTTTGCCAAACGGCTGCGATACCTCCTGAAGATGCTGTGGCAGATGGTGCCAAGCAAAGAACTGAAGGATCGGTTCGCTCAATGAACCCTCCATAAACGAAGGGGATCGCGGAGGAGCCAACCCCGACACGATCCCCAACCTTCAACCGCCTGAAAGGAGCGGTTGCGGTGAAGCTTACCACGCTCAAGGAGAGGGAGGAAAGCCGGGGCGGACAAACCTCCCCCTCAGTGGCCTCCTGTGAAACTGCTGTTCGGGCACATCACTCAGGCTCGTCCAGTCTATTTATTCTTCCCTTTGGGTCCACCGCCTTTGCCGGGGTTGTCGGGGTCTTTCCCTCCACCGGGCTGGTTCCCGTGTCCCTTGTCTGCGTCTTCAGACCCTGATGGTGGGCCATTGCTTCCGCCATTGTTACCGGGCGGGCCTTGGGGTCCGGTCGGTCCTTGAGGTCCGGCTGGCCCCTGCGGGCCGGGTGGACCCATTCCCCCGGTTCCTCCCTGTCCTCCGCTTGGCCCAGAAGGACCAGCAGGACCAGACCCACCACCACCACTATTGCCGCCAGAACCAGAATTGCCAGAATTTCCACTGTTGCCGCTCTCCTGCGCCGTTGCCTGTTGCTGGCTGTTGTAGACCCTGCATAGCTGGATGGTGTTGACGCCCTTCTGCCTGAGATAGCGGCACTGCTCCTCGGAGAAGAACAGCCCCGGTCGGTGCATGTTGGTGCAGCCGGAAAGCAGCCACAGGATGATCAGCATCCACAGGACGATGCCAATCGGCAGCGCAATTGCTATGCCGCGCACGAAGTGGATGCTCACTCCCGGCGCTTCTTTTGGGTCTTCGTCTGCGGGCATATCCCCCTCGTATCGATACCAACCTGCTTCATGACGCGGCACTGGTCCGCCGTGAATTTCGGCGCATCGGCCTTACTGACCGACATCAGGAAGATCAGGCTTGCCATTGCCGCTATCCAGCATGCGGTCGGCAATGAGTTTGAGGCTTTCGCAATAAGAGGCAACTTCTTCCAGTGTCGGTTCATGCTGGAGAACAACGCTGACGAACCATCTGTCCGCTCCCTGAAAAGCAAAACCCGAAGAGACGCCCCACTGATCCGGCCCTCCCCTTTGTTTGACATGGCGCATGACGCATCCCGATTGCTGATTGGAGAACTCCTCGTACTCGCTCATGAAACGGTTCATCAGTTTCTCATCGTTCAGCACCCGCCAGACGGCATAGGTCGGGATGCCGATGACAACCAAGAGCGCGATGATCAATACGTTCTGAAGGTTCAGCCCCTTGATGATATTGGCGACGTTAGCGATGCGCCCCTCTGGTGGCGGCGGTTGCGGGGGAACGGTCATTCGATCTTCTCAATCAGTCCCTCGCGCACCGCGTCATCGAAGTTCATGTGCCACTCGTAGATGGCTTCCTCACTGATCCGGACCAGCGCCTGCGCCAGCCGGTAGACCTCCTGCTTCTGGTGCGAGACGAACACCACATGGGTTCCCTTGGGAACGAGGATGTCCTTGGTGGTGCGGTACCTGTTGCGGTTGGCGCTCATTGCATCAGCCACCACATCAGGCCGAGGATGGCGATGATGAGTGTGATGTAGATGACGGCCCATTCGGCATCGTGGCGGTTCACGCGATCTGTTCCCCGTTGAGGATGACGGTGACCTTGCCGGTTGTCGTTATTGTCACCACCGGGACATCGGTTGGTGGAACCGGTTCAGGGGAAGGCTCGGTCCACGAGGTTTCGAAGGCTTCAAGGAATTTGACGTGGTAGCCCTTGATCAGATTGCCGATATTGACGCCACCCGACCAAGTGGGAACCTTGGTCTTGTCGCCGTTGACGATCTCCCGCGCCCCGAAGCTGTCGTTCTTGGTGTCGCTGAAATAGCGCGGCAAGTTCTGCACCTTGCCGTTGCCGTCCTTGCGGAACCACCCTTCGTACATGCCGCGCATCAAGACCCTTGCACTGATGGTCGCGTCGAGTGCCCTTTCGGGATGGAGATAGAGATCGTCACCACCTGTAAGGGCAAGCTGTGATGTAGCAAACTTGTAGTTGTCCGCCCACGTAAGCTGGATATCCCCCCTGCCATAATAAAGCAGGCCGGTGGTCGGGTCCGGTTCACCGTAGGGCTGTCCCTTGCCCTTGCCGTACTCTTCGATGGGCCACATGGTGGCGCTGGTTTCGTGGTACGAGGTGGCGAAGCAGTAGGAGATATAACGGAGGTCGGTCTTCGGCGGCACACGTTCCTCGTATGCCCCCATCTTGAAGTTCATCCCGTCCACCTGTTGCTGGGTCATGTGCCCATGAAACAGGCTCTCGCGGACATGGTTAAAGAAGACAGTGCGGTCGAAAGGCATTGAACCCTCCCCGCTCTCTCCACGGGGAGGATTATGCCTTACCGGCGTGAACCCTGAACAGAGGTGCCGCGCGACGTGCCGTGGGCCTTTTCGATCAGCCCCATTGAGGCAAGCGTCTCGATCATTGCCGAAATCGATCCCTTGGAAGAGATGCCCAAACCAATGGCGATCTCCCTGAAGGTCGGGTTATGCCCATGCATCTCCTCGAATTTGTTGATGAAGTCGAGAAACTCCTGTTGCCGCTCTGATGGTCTGGCTGAAGCCATCTCCGTTCTCCTCACCTCCATTGTTCGCGTTTCCATTTGATGCATGCTTGCAGCACCTTGATGTTCTGCTCGTGCTGGCTCCCATAGAGAAGGCCATGGCTGCGGCCATCTCCATGGATCATAACGATCCGCGCGTCGATCTTCGGGTAGACATGGATCGCCTGCCATGGATAGAGGCAACGGATCAGCTTCCGGTATTCCTTAACCAGCGCCGGTATCTCGTCCATCGTCGCTCACATTGAACTCCACGGTTTCCGGCACCCCGTCATCCAGCGTCACCAGTTGGGTGGGAGAAAAGATATGCAGAATGCCGTCGTCGTTCTCGACCACATACCTGATCTGTCCCTTCACCTTCCTGAAGACGGAGACGATGTAGCCCTGAAACACATAGTCGCCCCCGGTCTTGATGACCCGATCCCCAACAACCAACTGCTTCTTCCTACCCATGATTGCCTCTCTGAACTTCACTCGGTATCCCCACGTCCGGCTGGCCACAGCTTGGCCGGAACTCCCGGCCTGTCATCTGACGAATGCGCGTATGCCTGCTCCTCCAGCATGAGGATGGCATCCTCCAGAAAGGCTTTGGTCACGGTGGTCCATCTGCCGATCTGATCCTGATACAAAATCTCTATCGTCTTGCAGCGCATGGTCTGGTCATGCGTACCGCGCAACGCCTTCAGCTTTTCGATCTTCTCTCTTGCGTTCATCTCCCTCTCCGTTTCATCCCGTCAATCACCATCCATACCCCGATCCCTTGCAGGATGAGGATTATAATCCCAAGCACCATTTCTTTACCCCTATATAGGACGGAAATCGTCCGGCTGACAGGGTAGCCCCGGTGCCGGAATGGATCAACCGGAACGGTTTATAAATGCGCCGCTTTTCTGAGGAGAAGATTTATCTTCGCCTGCCAGCCCATGCCGCTTTTGCGGAAATGTTCGAGGATATCGTTATCCAGCCAGATTGTGACGCGGCTCTTGCGAGATGAGTGGAAGCGTCTGTCGGCCTTTGCAGGATTTTTCGGAATATCGACGTTTTCGACTTTATTTTGCACAGGCTCCGGCAAATCCGTTTCCTCTTCCCATGGCTGCTTTTCGATCTGCCGAATTTCCGATTTTTTTTGCAGAAAAATTTTTGGTTGGTATTGCCTCGACAGGCTCATGTTATTTCCCTCCGGAATTGCTGTACATACGTACTGTACGTACAGGATGTATATACATACTGTATGATACAGGACGGACAGTACGTACTGTATCAGACTGTACGGGATTTGTGAAATTTTGGATCGGGTGTCCGGGTTAGTATGTATCGCGTGACGCACACGCGCCTGCACGCGCGGGGGCTACGTATGGGTGGGGGGTAGTACCCCCCACCATGCGCACATACTACATGTGGGGTCCATGCCCTACGACCCTGTGTCCTGATTATCCAATGAAATCAATGGGTTAGTGTACATCTAAGTGATTGTAGTGATAGCGAACTGCACTCGAAGAGTGCACAGATTACAGTGTCACCCCATTGTTGTTGTCTCATTCTCTCTCTTACATCTTGATGTAAGAGAACCAGTGCTATCCCCTTATCCCCTCCTCTCACCATGTACCCTCAGTACCCTTAAGGGACTGAGGTGTGTGTGGTGATTGGCCTTCCATTGTCTTGGTGCCGACAGTCATCTCGCTACTCGACATCTTCGATGTCTCCGTTGCTCTTTCCGGGCGAAACCTCTTGGGCATCAGGAAGAACCCTTGGTTCTGGATGTGAAACATGTTCGATGGTTTCATGCCGAAAGAGTTCGCGAAGTTTGCTTCGCAATTCCAGTTCCACTTCCTCCGGCCTTCTCTCCGTCCTGTCTTCGACAGAGCGAACCTCTCGAAACATCGAAACCAGATCGATTTTGCCTAAGGCAATCAATGCGGCGATCCGTTCCGATGGCTTCGCGTCTTCTCTCCGGCTTTCTTTCATCAAGCCGGAGAACACGTGCCGACGAATGGCCACGGCATCCCGATGCATAGCCTTCTCCTGCTCCGTAAGGAGCATTTCCACCCTATGTTTGATCTTGTCCTGCTTCATCAGCTTGGATGCCGAGACATTGACCGTCGATGACTTACCGCCCGCACTGTAAGTAGCGCGGTAAGCTGCCGAGAGCGTCTCTCCCCGAGCCACCAATTGCGCGAAAGCTTCCTGCCTTGGTGTGAGATCGGAGGCCAGTCTGGTCGGCAAACCAAGGCTTTGTCGTAAACTGTTTTGCGGCATAACGGTCACCGTGTCCTAAACCCTATGGGGGTTTAGAAATTCTAGTCAGAACCCCGATGATTTGCCAAGTGGTCCGGCTCCAATACCCAAGGGGATTGGAGCGTCTGCGGGGGCGCATCATGCCCGCATCATGACGCGAGTTTTCTTCACGCCTGTTTCCCTACGCATTATGCGCAGGAGAAATCGCGCATGGAAAAAGGCTTGCCATTTGTCGTCCGGTTTGGGATTGTTTGGGGGTCGAAAGCAGGATTGCTCCGACAGCGGAAAGCCGGATGGCTCCCGCCAAAAAGCATCTCTCCGGAGAAACCGGGGGCCGCAAGCACCGCTGTGAAGCGAAGCTTGGTGAAGGCAGAACAAATCCGGACAGTTTTGCGGCGATCATGGATAACGAAGTGATCGAAAGTCAGCGAAGCTGGTCGTGGCAAAGAGCAATCTTGTGATGCTTTGCCGCCCACACTCCTCCTCACGATTGCTGCGGGATCAAGCTGCAAACTCAGCAAAAGCTGAAAGGCGAAGCTTGGTCCTTCAACAATCCTGAAAGGATTACGTTATGACGAAAACTGCCAAAACCGTTGCCAAGTCGGAAGTCTCCTCCCGTGAGGAGCTGCTCGCCAGCGTCTCACAGTTTGAATTTCAAACTTGTGAGATCGTCGGCGGACGGAATTTCCCCATTGGGGAGAAATTCGACTGCATCAAGGTCGGGGTTTCCGGCTACGGCAAGCCCTACACGGTCATCTCCGTCAACGGAGAAGACCGGTTCTGCGATCCGAAGAACCTCAAGGTTCTTAAGCCGATGACCGAAGCCAAGATCGCCGCCGCTAAAGCGGCGCTGGAAGAGGCAAAAGAGGCAACCCTGATCGTCGGCGGAACCATCAAGAATGAGAGTGAGAAAGCAGTTCTCATCTCTCATCATGGCTGGTTCAAGCCGAAGTGGTTTCCCAAGTCTCTGGTCACCAAGATTGGTGACCATGAAGACGGCGAGCAGAACCTCTATGAGGTTCCTCGTTGGAAAATCCATGCCGATCATGGTCCGGCTGGCGTGAAGGCTCTCGCGGCACTCCAAGATGGCTATGAAGCCATGTTGGAGCCGGAAGAAAAGCCGGAACCCAAGGTCGTCGTCCGTACCGGTAAGTATACCGGTAAGGTCAAGAAGTGATCTCTGAAAAATCGCATGACCTCCCCTCCGAAAGGAGGGGAGAGCGGGCGATTTTGCCCTGAATGAGGAGCCAACAAAATGCCATTTGATCCCAATGATCTCGCTGAAATGCTCTTGGTAAAAGAGCACTTCATCGATGAGCGAAACTTCGCCATGTCGATGCGGGATTGGCCGAAAGTTTCTGTCATCCGACAGAAACTCAAGCACGTTGAAAACCGGATTGCTTCGATCCGGTTTCAGCAAAAGACCGCCTGAGAAATTGCATGGGATGGGGTCCACTGGACCCCATTACGGGCAATTTCGCCCTTTTGAGGAGCCAAAATGCAAGTTCTCACGAAAGCACAGAAACTCGCTTTGAAGCGAGTTTTTGATCGGACGCCTCTTTTCGTCCTTTGGGACGGAAAGTGCTTCATGCCGACTTCCACCGAAGGGTGGAATGCTCACAAGAGACTGGATCAACCGACAATGACCTACCGGTCATTTCGGTACACCGCAGTCACCAGCTTTGGGACGTTAATCGTCCCATGGTGTGGAATGTGGCTGGCCATCGAAACCGATGGCTACACCCACTCTTAGAGATCGCATGATATCTCCTCCGACTTGTCGGAGGGGATAGCGGGCAATCTCGCCCTATTGAGGAGCCAAAAATGGTTGGAATGCTGAACATCGGTACAGTGTCCCATGGGACACTGCGTCCGCAAGATTTGCTCCGTAGGTTTTCCCAAACCTACGAGCAATACTTCAGCGATGAAACGGATTACAATCCGTTTCTTTACATGGCAGCTAACTTGTTAGCTGCCACTCTGGATGATCTCGAAGGAGATCATGTTGCCGACCACATCTATGAGCATGTCGATTATACAATCGACAAGCTTATAGAGAAGCTGGAAGGCTTGGCTTCCCGTCATAACTGTTACTTCGGAACCACCGAAGGTGACGGTTCGGATTTCGGCTTCTGGCCGAATGAAGGCGGCGAAGCTTAGGAATTGCATGACTTCCCCACTGAGAAATCAGTGGGGAATGCGGGCAATTCCGCCCTGAATTGAGGAGCCAAGATGACTGAAAGAGCACAACTTTTCGCCCAGAGACTTCGTGATCTGGACGAATGCATTGCTGAAAGCAAGGCATCGGAACACTACGATCCGAAAAACGACTACTGGACCCATCTCAAAGAGATGGAAATTCAGGCTTTCGCCAAAGGCGATGGTGTCGTTTGGCGGGTCAATGACCGGCCTTACATCGTCTTCGATACCATCGATAGCCGATGGTATTCCTGAGAAATTGCATGGGATGCCCTCTCTCAGAGAGGGCATTACGGGCAATTTCGCCCTTTGAGGAGCCAAACATGATCCTGCTTTGGATATCGACATATATGTCGATCTTCACGATGGGAATTCTTGCCATCATTGTGGGGACTTCCCCACAATTCGGTTGGCCGGAATATTCCGCCACCATTCTTGCGATACTTTTCGGTATCGGCGCAGCAACGACGTTGCTGGAAATTGGTCGGAGGGAACGTCGATGATCTACATTCTTGTTCCAGTGATAGCTTTGCTATCGTGGTACATCGTTTATCTCGAAACAACGAAAGGAGATCGCAAATGAAATGTCTCCACTTCGTTGGTTTCACCAACGAAGAACAAATCAGGAAGGCTTCCCGAATATTCGGGGAGCCTCATTTCATACATCCCAAATGGGATGTCAGAGCCGAGCAAGAATTGGATGTAGACGATGTAATCGTCTACGCCAATGGAACACCGAGGAGAGCGGAAGAACGTGAGTTCTTCCTGAGTGTGGGCGGCAAGCAAGGGGGTGGGCGCATGATGCGCCTGCCCCCTTTTTTTTGCTCAAAATTCAGCTACTATCGCAGACATGCGCTACATACCCGGATACGAAGAACGCTATAGAATAGATCAAAACGGCAATGTTTTCTGTAATCATAAGAATAGATTTCTGAAACCAACCCTGCACCCTTCAGGGTATCTATTTGTGTCTCTAGCAAAAGGGACAAAAAATTATCCATTGCGAAAGCAATACAAGATCAATTACTTAGTCGCACTTACTTATATCGGACCAAGGCCAAAGGGCTTGGTCTGTTGCCACAATGATGGGAACAAACTCAACAATCACCTCTCGAATATCAGATGGGACACCCAAAAATCGAACATCCACGATGCAATCGTGGCCGGTACGTTTACCGGGCGACCACGTAAGCACTAGTTTTTTCGCGCACGCGCGAGGGGGGGCAGCAGACACGCGATCCCGGTACTTAATCGTCCGGTCCCAAAAAAGCGATTTTCCAAAAGACCAGCTAAATCTTTGATCTGAAAGAATGTCGTGGACACACTAGAGGGGTGGCAAAATTCAAGAGGTATTTTTGCCCCCCTCTCAAATGTCAAATCCTACCCATACCCCCCATAGGTAGGAAAAAACTGGCGAAATGCCTGTCAAAGCGTTGATCTTAAAGATGCGGACGCTGTGGACGGTTCAATCCGTACACATTCTGGCTGGCCAAAAAGCAGAAAGGCTCTCGCAACATTGGCCGAAGCCAGTCACGGAGCCTTTCGCTACTGGCGTTTCAACTCACCCCTCACAGGGTTTCGCTTACTTTGTCAGCTAAGTGGTTATAGGGCGCATGATGCCAATTGGCAATGCCAAAATAGCAGACATGCGATCCCTTTAGCACGGTCTTGTAAAGACACATGTTTGGCTGTCCCATAACGTAAGAATGTTTGCGTTTAACCAATTACCAAAAGTGGTAGTAACTTATTGATATCATTGATGATATTAACGAAAACCTTATCACACGCAAGAATGTTTAAGTTATGGGACGAACAAACATGTTTCCTTACGCGCCCGTACTAACGTTCATCCCTTGATATCTGAGTGAAATCCGGTGGCAAAAATCGTCCGGTGCCGGTAAGGTTTTGGTTCGATCAGGGAGACGCACATTTATGTCAAACAAGCATGCACCAGACCCGTTGGTCTATCTGCCGCCAGAAGACGCAGAACGCTTCATGATCCTTATCATGACGCATCTGGTCGATTGGCCGCTCAAAACCGCTGAAAGTTTCAGAAATGCAGTTCTGGGAAACGGTGCCATTGCCGTCAATCCCCTGCTTGGCATCGAAAACGACAACGATGTCAGCTTCCTCAAATCATCCCTTAAGAAGGTGATTGCCGAAGGCCGAATGATCGATTTCGGCTTCATTCCCAATGAACTCTACAAGACTGAAAGTCTGCGCTCCCGTCGCATGTTTGAAAGCGGCGATTTCCAGCATCCCTACGACACTTGGCTGGGCATCGCATCGTGGGAAGGCGGTTCATGCGGCTACTATTTCACACCGCATCCCGCTGACCCAAGCATGATCCTGTGCATCGAACTCTATGGGGTATCGGTGCCGCAAGTCGGTGACGCCATCCTCATCTACGATATCATTTCCATAGAAGTGAAAGGCATCGGCCAAACGCTGGTCCATCCGGCACCGATGAAGCATGTCCAAGGATACAGCACCTATTTTGGCCAGACTGAGGAAGAGGCTGGAGCGGCACGTGGCGCAAATACGCTGGACCCAATGGTCACCATGCTTCGTATCTTGGCTGATGCATCGATCCCAATTGTGGATCGACCGGCACCGGTCAA